ATGCCTGACCAGGAGTTGACCCTCGAAAGCCTGCTGGCCGCCGTCGAACAGCGGCTGCGCGCGGTACTGCCGGAGGCCGTGCAGATACTGCGCGGCCCACTGGGCACGGCCACCCCGCAGCTACCCGCGCTGCTGCTGGAATACGCCGCGCTGGCGCCGGGCCGCGACCCCGGCACCGGCGAGACGGCGCTGCTGTGCCGCCTGCAGGCACGCCTGCTGCTGCAACGCGACGACGCCGAGGCGGAAGTGCTGGCGCTGCAGCTGGCCTCGCTGATCGCCGTCCTGCTGCGCGCGCAGACCTGGGACCTGCCGCTGGAGCCGGCCGGTTTCGTCCAGGCCCGGCCCGAAGCCAGCGAGGCCTACCGCGTCTGGCTGCTGGAGTGGGACCAGCCGCTGCTGCTGGGCACGCCGGAATGGCCCTGGGAGGACCAGCCGCCGGGCTCGCTGCTGCTGGGCATCGAGCCGCAGACCGGCCCCGGCCACGAGGCCGACTACTTCGCCCCGGAGGACTTGGCATGAACCCGACCTACGTGAGCGCCGAGCACGACCGCATGCTCGCCTCGCTGATCGTGCCCTGCGTGGTGGTCGCCGTGGACCTGGCCGCCGCCAAGGTGCGGGTGCGCAATGGCGACTGGACCAGCGCCTGGGTGCGCTGGCACGCCCAGGGCGCAGGCCCGGCGCGGCACTGGCGGGCGCCGGGCATCGGCGAGCAGGGCGTATTGCTCAGCCCGTCCGGGGTGCTGGCCATGGGCACCTTCGTGCCCGGCCTGTACGGCGACGCCGGCGCCCCGGCGGACAGCCGCGACCACGTCGAGACCTGGCGCTTCGCCGACGGCGGCAGCCTGAGCTACGACTGGGCGGCGCACAGCTACAGCATCGAGCTGCCCAGCGGCAGCGTCACGGTGAAGGTGGGTGGGGCGCAGGTACTGGTCAGCGATGCCGCGGTCAGCGTCAAGGCCGGGCAGATCAGCCTGCAGGGCGAGGTGGCCATCCAGGGCAACCTGGCGGTGCAGGGCAACGTCACCAGCAGCGGCTCGATCATGGACACCACCGGCAACAGCAACCACCACACCCACTGAACCGTCACTTTCATCCACAGGCCCGCCACGCGCGGGCCTCTTCGTTTCTGGAGAACAGCATGGGCAAGCACAACCGCCCGCCACAGGGGAGGGCGCGGCCATGATCGGCATGGACAGGCGCAATGGCCAGCCCCTGGGCGGCCTGGCGCACCTGAAACAATCCATCGAGGACATCCTCGGCACGCCCCTGGGCAGCCGGCGCATGCGCCCGGAATACGGCAGCCAGCTGCGGCGCATGGTCGACCTGCCGCTCAGCGAAGGCTGGAAAAGCGCGGTGCAGGCCGAGGTCGCCCGTTCCCTCGGGCGCTGGGAGCCGCGCATCCGCCTGCAGTCGGTGAAGGTCAGCGCGGTGCTCGATGGCCGCGTCAGCCTGCTGTTGAGCGGGCTCTACCAGGGTGACGGTTTCCAGCTGGAGGTGCAGGCATGAGCATCATCGACCTGTCGCAGCTGCCGCCGCCGGACGTGGTGGAAAGCCTGGACTTCGAGAGCCTCTACCAGGAGCTGCTGGAAGCCTTCCGCGCGGCCATGGGCGAAGGCTGGGACGCCGCGCTGGAATCCGATCCGGTGGTCAAGCTGCTGGAGCTGGCGGCCTACCGCGAGCTGCTGCTGCGCGCCCGCATCAACGACGCCGCGCGGGCAGTGATGCTCGCCTACGCCACGGGCAGCGACCTCGAGCAACTGGCCGCCGGCTACAACGTGGCGCGCCTGGTGATCCAGCCCGCCGATCCGTCGGCGGTACCGCCGCTGGAGGCTGTGCTGGAGAGCGACGACTCGCTGCGCAACCGCACCCAGCTGGCCTTCGACCAACTCTCGGTGGCCGGGCCGCGCAATGCCTACGTGGCCTTCGCGCTGGGCGCCGACGGGCGCATCGCCGACGTCTCGGCGATCAGCCCCGCGCCCTGCGAGGCGCTGATCAGCGTGCTGTCCCGCGAAGGCGATGGCAGTGCTGCCGAGGACATCCTCGAAGCAGTGCGCCTGGCGCTGTCCGACGAGGACGTACGACCGGTGGGCGACCGCGTCACCGTGCAGTCGGCGAGCATCGTCGACTACCGGGTGGAGGCGGTGCTCTACATCTACCCGGGGCCCGAGGCCGAGCTGATCCGCCAGGCGGCGGAAGCCTCGCTGCAAGGCTACATCGCCACCCAGCGCCGGCTCGGCCGCGACATCCGCCGCTCGGCGCTGTTCGCCGCGCTGCATGTGGAGGGCGTTCAGCGCGTAGAGCTGGCGCAGCCGGCCGCCGACGTGGTGCTGGACGCCACCCAGGCAGCCTATTGCACCGGCTACGCCATCAGCGTGGGAGGCTCCGATGAGTAGCCGGCTGCTGCCCAGCAACGCCACGCCGCTGGAACGGGCGCTGGCCGACGTGCAGGTGAGCGATCTGCCGATCCCGCTGCGCGAGCTGATGGACCCGCAGCGCTGCCCGCTGGCGCTGTTGCCCTACCTGGCCTGGGCCTGGTCGGTGGACCGCTGGGACCCGGACTGGGCCGAGCCGGTGAAGCGCAAGGCGATAGCCGCGGCGTTCCGCATCCACCAGCACAAGGGCACCATCGCCGCGCTGCGCCGGGTGATCGAGCCGCTGGGCTACCTGATCGAGGTGATCGAGTGGTGGCAGGGCACGCCCATGGGCGAGCCGGGCACCTTCCGCCTGCGCATCGGCGTGCTCGACAGCGGCATCAGCGAAGCCATGTACCAGGAGGTGGAGCGCCTGATCGACGACGCGAAGCCGCTGACCCGCCACCTCATCGGGCTGGACATCAGCCTGGAAACCCAGGGGCCGGTCTACATCGGCTCCGGCCAATACGACGGCGACATCACCACCGTCTACCCCTATCTCCCGGACGTCATCGAGACCCGCGGCGGCTACGGCCTGCCCGGCCGGGAACACACCATCGACCAACTGAGCGTCTACCCATGGCCGTGACCTACTACGCACTCCTGACCACCATCGGTGCCGGCAAGCTGGCGAATGCCACCGCGCTGGGCACTACCCTGAAAATCACCCAACTGGCCGTCGGCGACGGCGGCGGCAACGTTCCGACCCCGGACGCCAGCCGCACCGCGCTGGTCAACGAAGTCCGCCGCGCGCCGCTGAACCAACTGAGCGTCGACCCGGCCAACGCCGCGCAGATCATCGCCGAACAGGTCATCCCCGAGGACGTCGGCGGCTGGTGGATCCGCGAGATGGGCCTGTACGACGAGGCCGGCGCACTGATCGCCTACGCCAACTGCGCGCCGTCCTACAAGCCGCAACTGGCCGAAGGCAGCGGCCGCACCCAGACCGTGCGCATGGTGCTGATCGTCAGCAACACCGCTTCGGTGGAGCTGAAGATCGATCCGAGCGTGGTGCTGGCTACCCGCGAGTACGTGGATAGCGCCATCGTCAGCGCGATGAACAAGCTGGACCAGAAGCAGTCGGTGCGTGCTTCGACCACGGCGAACATCACCCTGAGCGGCCTGCAGACCCTCGACGGTGTCGCCCTGGCTGCGGGTGATCGGGTACTGGTGAAGAACCAGAGCAATGCGCCGGACAACGGCATCTACCTGGCAGCCAGCGGCGCCTGGAAGCGTGCGGGGGATGCGGATGCAAGCGTCGAGGTGACGCCGAACCTGACTGTTGCGGTGGAGGAGGGCAGCACCCAGGCGGACAGTATCTGGCAGCTCACCACCAATGCCCCGATCGTGCTGGGGACCACTGCGCTGGTGTTCCAGAACATCACTACCGGGTTGGCGCCGTTGGCTTCGCCGGTGTTTACCGGGAATCCGACGGCACCGACGGCGGCGCAATTCGATAATGATACTTTGTTGGCAACTACGGCCTTTGTGCAACGGGCGCTGGGTAACCATTCAGGATTTTATGATTATACTGGTTCAACTGTTCTAACTCAGTTGCATGCGGGGGCTATCGTCCAATTTGTGCTTAGTGGGCCGGGAACGGTTACTTTGCCAAAGGAACTCCCCAAAGGTGCAGTAATTAGAGTGGTTAATGCAGTTAGCAGTCAGGGCACACTGACTGTTGTCGTTCCCGGGGGTGTCGGTTCTACGAATGGCTCCGGTGGACAGAAAACATTGGATATGGCCAGTGGAACCGAGATGGAGTTCGTCAGCTATGTTCCAGAGAGTGGTGCGTATCAGGCCATTGGTGGCAGCGCAGCAGGCAGTCTGGGGGCTTATGGTTATCAGAAGTTTCCTGGTGGCCTGTTAATGCAGTGGGGTATTGTGCCAATAGGCTATGGTGGTACCACAGCATCTGTCGCCGGATCGGCTGTGAGAAATAATTTTCCGATTCCATTCCCTAATGCTTGCTTGTCAGTAAATCTTACGCATGCCGGAAGTGTGCCAATTGTTGTTACAGCCATAGTGCTGAGTAAGGCTCAATTTGACGCGTATTCAAATTATTCTAAATCTGGAGCGTCCGCATTTATGACAGCTATAGGTTATTAAGGTAAAAGGCGGCCTCATTGCTTATCTTGAGATCGGACCAAACTGTTCGTTCGAGAAGCCCTATGCCCGCATCTGCTTCGACGGTGAAACTGAACTCTTGGCCCGCTTAAGCCAACACCCACCGCAATCCAGCCCACCGCACCTGCGGCTCGGGCCAACCAAGCAACCGCCTTCCGGCGGTTTTTTTATGTCTGGAGAAAACCCTATGAGCTTCTTTCACGGCGTTACCGTGACCAACGTCGACGTCGGCGCGCGCACCATCGCGCTGCCGTCGTCCTCGATCATCGGCCTGGTGGATACCTTCACCCCGGGCGCTCCGGCCAGCGCCGAGCCGGACGTGCCGGTGCTGCTGACCAGCCTGCGCGAGGCCGCTGCCGCCTTCGGCGCGGGCTCGGCGATCTACAAGGCCTGCACCGCCATCTTCACCCAGGCCTCCGCCGTGGTCGTCGCGGTGGGTGTGGCCGAGGTCGAGGACCCGGCGCAGCAGACCTCGGCGATCATCGGCAGCGTCACCGAGTCCGGCCAGCGCACCGGCCTGCAGGCGCTGCTCGACGGCAAGTCGCGCTTCAACGCCCAGCCGCGCCTGCTGGTGGCGCCGCAGCATTCCGCCACCGAGGCCGTGGCCACCGCCATGGACGCCCTGGCCGGCAAGCTGCGCGCCATCGCCATCGTCGACGGGCCGAACAGCACCGACGAGGCGGCCATCGCCTATGCCGGCGAGTTCGGCAGCAAGCGCGTGTACCTGGTCGACCCCGGCGTGCAGTACTGGGACACCGAGGCCAGCGCGACCGCCGACGCTCCGGCCTCGGCCTATGCCGCCGGGCTGTTCGCCTGGACCGACGCCGAGTACGGCTTCTGGTCCTCGCCGTCGAACAAGGTGTTCACCGGCATCACCGGCACCACCCGCCCGGTGGAGTTCCTCGACGGCGACGCGACCTGCCGCGCCAACCTGCTGAACAACGCCAACGTCACCACCATCATCCGCGACGACGGCTACCGCCTGTGGGGCAACCGCACCCTGTCCAGCGACCCGAAGTGGGCCTTCGTGACCCGCGTGCGCACCCTCGACATGGTGATGGACGCCATCCTCGCCGGGCACAAGTGGGCGGTCGACCGCGGCATCACCAAGACCTACGTCAAGGACGTCACCGAGGGCCTGCGCGCCTTCATGCGCGACCTGAAGAACCAGGGCGCGGTGATCGACTTCGAGGTCTACGCCGACGCCGAACTCAACACCGCCAGCCAACTGGCCCAGGGCAAGGTGTACTGGAACATCCGCTTCACCGACGTGCCGCCCGCCGAAAACCCCAACTTCCGCGTGGAAGTCACCGACCAGTGGCTCACCGAAGTCCTCGACGCCTAAGGAGCAACACCCATGATTCCGCAAACCCTGAGCAACACCAACCTGTTCGTCGACGGCGTCAGCTTCGCCGGTGACGTGCCGTCGCTGACCCTGCCCAAGCTGAGCATCAAGACCCAGGACTACCAGGCCGGCGGCATGGATGCGCCCATCGCCCTGGACATGGGCCTGGAGAAGATGGAGGCGAAGTTCTCCACCAACGGCGCCCGGCGCGAGGCGCTGAACTTCTTCGGCCTGGCCGACCAGAGCGGCTTCAACGGCGTGTTCCGCGGCTCCTTCAAGGGCCAGAAGGGCGACGCCGTGCCGGTGATCGCGACCCTGCGCGGCATGCTCCAGGAAGTCGATCCGGGCGACTGGAAGGTCGGCGAGCTGGCCGAGTTCAAGTTCAACGTGGTGGTCAGCTACTACAAGCTGGAGGTCGACGGCCGCGAGGTCTTCGAGATCGACCCGCTGAACTCGGTGCGCCGCATCAATGGCGTCGACCAACTGGCCGCGCTGCGCGGCCACCTCGGCCTGTGAGGTGCGCGCCATGACCCAAGCACAACCGGCCTGGCTCAGCCTGGGCGTCGACGCCGCCACCGTGCGCCTGTCGCGCCCGGCGCAATGCAACGGCGTCAGCGTCGACAGCCTGACCCTGCGCGCGCCCACGGTGCGCGACATCCGCCTGGCCACCCGCGTCGGCGGCGATGCGGAGGAGCGCGAGCTGCAGCTGTTCGCCTCCCTCGCCCAGGTCAGCGCCCAGGACCTGGAGGGGCTCAAGCTCAGCGACTACCAGCGGCTGCAGAACGCCTACTTTCGCCTGGTGCGCGAAGACGGCGACGAACCCGGCGCGGATGCGTGAGCTGGCGCGGCGCCTGGCCCGCGAACTGGGCTTCGGCGCCGCCGACCTCGACGGCATGAGCCAGGGCGAACTGCTCTGGTGGCTGGGCGAGGACGCTGCCTGAGGGCGCGGGAGCGGCGTGCGTGCGCCGCTCCCGCCTTTGATGGATGGAATGAGCGATGAGCGAGAAACAGAAGATCAGCATCGTGCTCGGCGGGGTGCTCGACGCCAGTTTCGGGGCGGTCGCGGCGGACGCCAAGGCGCGTGTGGAAGCGCTCCGGCGCAGCAGCGAGCGTGCCTTCGACCTCCAGGGCCTGGTCGGCGAAACCCGCGTCCTGCAGGCGGAATACTTGCGCCTGCATCGCATCGGCGATGCCCGGGCGGGCACGACCCTGAGGGCACTGGAAGGCAACCTGGCGCTGCTCAAGCGGCACGGCCTGGAGGTGGGCAACCTGTCGAAGCTGTATGAGCGCCTGGGCCGTAGTGTGCGTGGCAGCGAACTCAGGGCCCGGGGCTGGGAGCAGCTGGAGAGCGCCGGCCGCCGCTTCGGCGAGCTGGGCAGGTTCGGCAGCGCCATGGGCGTGCCCATCGGTATCGCCGCGGACTATCAGGAACGCATCCGTGCCCTGGCGATCCGTGGCGGTATCGCCGGCACCGCGCAGGAACGGCAGCTGTCGCAACGGGTGCAGGAAAGCGCGCAAGGCAGCGGGATGAGCCGGGACGACAGCGCGAGCCTGCTCGCTGCGCTGATGGACAGCGGCATGCGGCAGCAGGATGCCCAGGCGCTCCTGCCGCTGGCGGCGAAATTCGCCCGCAGCCAGGGCGCCGGGCTCGCCGACACCGCGGCGCTGCTGCGCAGCCTGCAGGTGAAGGCCGGGCTCGATACTCCCGCCGAGCTGGCGAAGACGCTGGACTCCCTGGCCTTCCTCGGCCAGCAGGGCGAGTTCGAGACGGCGGACCTGGCGCGCCACCTGCCGGAACTGTTGTCCAGGGCGCGCCCGCGAAAGGGGCAGGGCAGCGAGGCCGTCGTCCGCCTGGGGGCCATGCTGGAACTGCAGATGCGCAAGAGCGGTTCGCCCGAAGAGGCAGCCGAAAGGGTGGGCAAAGGGCTCAAGGGCCTGCTGCCGGCCACGGGCGGCGGGGAGGAGTTGCGGCGCCTGCAAGCGCAGGCCCTGAAGGCCAGTGGAGTGGTCGACAGCCTTCTCCTCCAGCGCAATGACACGACCTCGGCCCGCATCGGTGCGGCGCGGGCATCCGGCGAGACGCTGCTGGGAGCCATCGGCGATGCGCTCGTGCCCTATGTGGACCCCGCGCTGGAGGTAGGCTCCGAGGCTTTCCGCCGCGCGACGCAACTGGTCAACGAGAACCCCGGCGTGGTGGCTTCGGCGGTGGGGCTGTTCGGTGCCTACAAAGGGGGCCGGGCGCTGTTCGATGTGGGGCGTGGCGCCGTGAACCTGGCCCGGGGCGGCCTGCTCGGCGCAAGAGCCGGAAAGTTGCCGGAGATTGCGCTGCGCGCAGGCAACACGGCGAGTGGCGTGGGTACTGCACTGCCCGCCGTGCTCGACGCGGCCGGCAAGGGCGGTGCGCAACTGGCCCGCGGCGGTCGCTTGCTGCTGCGCGGTGCCGTACCGCTGAGTGCCGGGCTGGCCGTGCTGGGCGCCGTGCAGACCTATGCCAGCGACGGCTCAGCGCAGCAGAAGGGCGAAGGCTATGGCGGTGCCGCCGGCGCCCTGGTGGGAACCGCGCTGGGCGCTGCCGTGGGCTCGATAGTCCCGGTGGTGGGCACGGCCATCGGCGGTGCGCTCGGCGGCTTGCTGGGCGAGAAGCTGGGCGGCTGGGGCGGTGGCAGGCTCGGCGCCTGGCTGGGCAAGGAGAGTGCAGCGGCGAAGGCCGAGGCCGCCAGTGCGCCCGAAGCGAAGCTGCCTCCCGCCGCGCCAGCGATACCGCCGGTGCAGAACTGGCATTTCTCCCCGCAGATCACCCTGAACGTCGGCGGCGGCCTGTTCGAGCCGCGCCTGCTGGCCGAACAGTTGCTGCCGCAACTGCGCCGGCTGCTCGACGAATTCAACAGCCGCCAGCGCAACGACAGCCTTTTCGACCTGCCGAGGCTCTGAACGGCGACCTGACGAATGAGGAGCCAGCATGGCTTACATGGAGCAACTACAGGCCGGCCTGCGGTCCATCGGCCAGGCCATCGAGGCCGGCCGCCGCGAGCTGAAGGGCACGATCGATCCACTGGACCAGGCCATCGGCGAGCTGCAGGACGCCAGCGGCCAGCTGGAGAAACTACTGGGCCTGCCGCCCGGCGTGTCGGCACAACTGCAGCGCGTGATGCGCGGCATCGACCAGGCCAATGCGCGGCTGGACAAGGTGGTGGCCGTCTATTCGAAGGCCGAGCGCGCCGTGCAGCGGGTGGACGAGCGCCTCGACGCGCTGGGCCGGCAGGCGGCGCGGGCCGGTCAGGCGATCAACCGCATCGCCGGGGCGATCAGCCCGAAGCTGGCCAACATCATCCCCAGCGAGCTGCTGGCGCCGCTGACCACGCCGGCGGCGGAAGCGGTCAAGCCGCAGCCCCACCTGCTGGTGATGCGGCCGCTGGCGCCGAACGCCACGCCCTTCTACTTCAACCTGTCCACCGCGGCCTTCGACAAGCTGGTGCGCGACACCCAGTACAGCTGGGTGCCCCAGGCGCGCCTGGACCGGCGCCCGGCCCTGCAGTCGCCGGGGCAGGGCGCGGAGACGCTGAGCCTCAGCGGCACCATCGCCACCCTGCTGGGCGCCGGTGTCGGCCAGTTGCAGAAGCTGCGCGACATCGCCGCGCGCCGTGAGCCGCTGAGCCTGAGCAGCTGGTCCGGCCAGCTGCTGGGCAACTGGTGCATCACCCGCATCGGCGAGAACCAATCCAGCCTGCTGAGCGACGGCGTGCCGCGCAGCCAGGCCTTCACCCTGGAGTTCACCCGCTATGGCGACGATCTGTAGAACCGCGGACGGCGACTGCCTGGACAGCCTCTGCCAGTACCACTACGGGCACCTGCTGGGCAGCGTGGAAGCCGTCCTCGAAGCCAACCCCAGCCTGGCCGACGAGCCCCAGCCGTTGCGCGCCGGGCTGCTGATCCGCCTGCCCGAGCTGCCGCCCCCCAGCGATCCCCGGGTTCGCCTGTGGGACTGACCCCCGACCCCGCTCCGGCGGGGTCTTTCATTTCCGGAGGCCCGAAGTGCGCCCGACCTTCCGTCTGCTCGCCAACGGCAGCGACATCACCCACCTGCTCAGCGACCGTCTGCTCAGCCTGGTCCTGACCGACAAGCCGGGCCTGGAGTCCGATACCTTCGAGCTGGTCCTCGACGACCGCGATGGCGCCATTGCGCTGCCCGCGCGCGGCGCCTGGCTGGACCTGTTCCTCGGCTACGCCGGGGAGGAACTGGCGCCCATGGGCCGCTACCGGGTGGATGCGCTCCGCTTCGACGGGCCGCCCCGCCGGCTGACCCTGAGCGGCCGCGCCGGCGACATGCACGGCGAGGGCAAGAGCACCCGCTGCGCCGCCTGGGAGAACGCCAGCCTGGCGCGGATCGTCTTCGACCTGGCTGCGCGCAACCACTGGAGCGCGCGCTGCCCGCTGCAGGTGAACGTCGCCCGTGCGGAGCAGTTGAACGAATCGGACTTCAACTTCATCACCCGCCTGGCCCGCCAGCACGACTGCACCGCCAAGCTGGCCGACGGCCTGTTGCTGGTGCTGCCGCGCCAGGCCGGGGAGAGCGCTTCCGGGCGCGCCATCGCGCCGCTGGAGCTGATGCCGGGCGATGTCGGTTCCTTCGACCTGCGCCTCGATGACCGCACCGTCTACCGCCGGGTGAAGACCTGCTACCAGGACCCGGCCAGCGGCGCCATGCGCCAGGTGGCGCTGGAAAACCCGAAGGCGCCGGAGGACGTCGGCGCCGAGTTCGTCGACCGCCATCCCTACCCGGACCGCGGCGCCGCCGAGCAGGCGGCCAGGGCGCGGCTGGCCGACTTCAACCGCGGCAGCGCCTTCGTGCGTCTGCAGATGCCTGGGCGCAGCGACCTGTTCGCCGAGCGCAGCGTGCGGCTGAGCGGCTTCAAGGACGGCCTGGACGGCGAGTTCCTCACCGACTCGGTGGAACAGCGCCTGGATGCCGGCGGCTGGAGCACCACCATCACCTGCAACGGCGGCGCCCAGGGCAAGGCCGATGCCGCGGGTGGCAAGGGGCGCAGCTGAAGGAGGGCCGCATGGAGATCACCGACCAACAACTGCTGCAGCTGTTTCCCCGGGCCGGCCAGGTCCTGCCCTGGCTGGCGCCGGCGATGCGTGCCCACGGGGTTGACCGAGCGCCGCGCGCCGCCGCTTTCCTCGCCCAGGTCGGCCACGAGAGCGCCGGGCTGACGCGCCTGGTGGAAAACCTCGCCTACAGCGCCCAGGGCCTGGCGGACACCTGGCCGCGGCGCTTCCGCAACGCCACCGGCAAGCCCACCGCGCTGGCTTGCCGACTGGCCTACCAGCCCCAGGCCATCGCCAACTTTGCCTACGCCGGGCGAAACGGCAACGGCGACGAAGCCTCCGGCGATGGCTGGCGCTACCGTGGCCGTGGCCTGCTGCAGATCACCGGCCGGGCCAACTATCGGCGCGTCGGCATGGCGCTCGGCCAGGCCTTCGAGGCCCACCCGGAGTCGCTCGCCGAACCGCGCTGGGCCTGCGAGTCGGCGGCCTGGTGGTGGGCGGCCGAGGGCCTGAACGAACTGGCCGACGCCGGTCGTTTCGAGGACATCACCCGGCGCATCAACGGTGGCCTCAATGGCCTGGCCGAGCGCCAGAAACTGTGGCGACGGGCGCAGGAGGTGCTGGGATGAGCCTGTACCGGAAGCTCGCCGTCGTCCTGCTCCTGATCGGCCTCGGCGTTGCCGTGGGCGCCTGGCTCGCGGCCCGGCACCTGCGTCCGCAACTGGATGCCGCCCGCGTCGAGGGTGTGCTCTGTGCCCAGGGCCGCAGCACGTTGCAGGCTCAATTGACCGAGCAGAACCGCCGCCTGGATGAACTGGCGCTCGCCGCGCGGAAGCGCGAGATCGACGCCGCGCAGGCGCTGCGGGCGGCCCAGGTGCAGGCGGATGCCCACGAGGCGGCTGCCCAGCGCTTACTGGCGGGACACAGCGACGGCGAGGACTGCGCCGCTGCGCGCCAGCTCATCGACCAGGAGCTGGCGCCATGAAAGTTCTTCTCCTCGTGGGCCTGCCGCTGCTGGCGGCCTGCACCGCCGCGGCGCCAACCCAACCGGCCGCGCTCGAAGTGCGGGTACCGGTCGCCATTCCCTGCCGGGCGCCGGCTGTCCCCATTCCGGTGTTCGCCACTTCCCTCCTGCATCCTTCCGACTCGCTGCAGACCAAGGTCCGCGCACTGCTCGCCGAGCGCCAGCAGCACCTGGGCTACGAGGCCCGCCTGCGCGCCGCGCTGGAGGCCTGCCGCTAGCCGCCCGCCGGCGTCCGGCGCCGCGCGGGCCTGTGCGGCTTGCGCTGCCGGGCGGCCATCGGCTACTGTTCGGCAATCATCTGGCGAGATCGCTACCGTGATTCACCGCAACAGCATCCTCATCTCCCTCCTCAAGGCATTCGCCCGCTGGCGCTGGCGCGCCTGATTCCTTCTTTCCCGGCCCTCGCGCCGGTCCCTTCCCCGCGTTCGTCCCCCCATCCGCTGGCATAATGGCCAGGTCCTGCCCAGGCCGCCCCGGGTGCGCCGGCGACGCGAACCGAAAGCAGTGCAATCATTGAGGTCCGAGCAGACATGCTGCTGATGATCGATAACTAGCATCGGCATCCGATAGGCTCCAAGGTTGTCCGATACCCGAAGCGAAAGCCAGCAATGGCGCGGGTTTAGCGGTCATTAACAACCATCATTGTCCATTGTCATCCGGCTAAATTGCGGGTATCGTTGCGGGTATCGAATACCTGATACCCGCAGCCATGCCCCTAACCGACGCCAAGATTCGCAACGCGAAGCCCGCAGACAAGCCGCAGAAGCTGGCGGACGGCGGCGGGCTGTACCTTGAAGTTCGCCCGACCGGCGCGAAGTTGTGGCGCTACCGCTACCGCATCGCTGGCAAAGAAAACGTCTTTGCCGTCGGCGAGTATCCGACCATCGGACTTTCCGACGCACGCGACGAACACCGCAAGGCGCGGGCATTGGTCGAACAAGGCATTCACCCTTCCCACAATCGACAGGCCGAACGGCTGGCGAACGTCACGGCCAACGCAAACACCTTCGAAGCCGTCGCGCGGGAGTGGATAGCGAAGAAGTCGGCAGGATGGACGCCGTACTATCTGCGGCAGGTTGAACGCTTCTTGGCCGCCGACGTGTTCCCCTATGTGGGCAAGCTACCGATTCGCAGCGTCACGGCGGCGCACTTGCTCGAAATCATCCGTCGCATTGAAGGCCGGGGCGCTGAAACCGTCGCCTTGTTGGTGCGGCAATGGTCTTCGGCCATCTTCCGCTATGCCGTCGCAACGCTTCGCGCCGATAGCGACCCCGCCGCAGCGTTGAAGGGCGCGATTCACCGCCCGAAGGTCGAACACCGCAAGCCGCTTTCGCGCGAACAAATCGGCGACTTTGCGAAGGCGCTAGACGAATACGGCGGGTATCGAACAACCGTCATCGCGCTGCGGCTGATGTTGCTTACCTTCGTTCGTACCGTCGAACTTCGTAAAGCCGAATGGTCGGAATTCGACCTAGACCGGGCCGAATGGCGGATACCCGCCGAACGAATGAAGATGCGCGAACCGCATGTAGTCCCGCTGTCGAAACAGGCCGTCGAACTGCTGCGCGAACTGCATACCCACACGGGCGGGCGCGGGATGCTGTTCCCGAACTACCGCAACCCGAAAGAGTGCATGACCGCTACCACGTTGAACCGGGCGCTTGAACGTATGGGCTTTAACGGCAAAGACAGCATCGGGTTTTCCGCGCACGGCTTCCGCGCTACCGCTTCGACCATCCTTAACGAAATGGGCTACCGGCCCGAGGTGATCGAACGCCAGTTGGCGCACGCCGAACGCAACAAGGTTCGCGCCAGCTACAACCAAGCGCAGTACATGGACGACCGCCGAAACATGATGCAGGAATGGGCGGATATGGTCGGCGAAATGACCGCAGGGGCTGCGCAATGACGAAATACACAATCGAAAACGGCTTTTCACTTCTTGACGTACCGCCACCGAATAAGGGCGGCAGGCCAACAAGCCAACGACTAGCCGAAATCGACGAACAGGCCGCGAAGGACGTAATAAGCGGCAAGTTTGCGAACGACTGCGAAGCCGCCGAAGCCTATATTTGCGAGTACGCCGGGTACAAAATCACGAAAGACGACGGCGAAGTTTATTCGCATAAGAAAAAAGACTTGGTGAAGCGTATTCGCAAGTTCCGCGAAGAATTGCAGCAGAAATAACGAACAGGTTTTTCCCCTTAATGGCCTAGCTTGGCCGCCATAGGATTGCCCCATACCGCAACGGACGGGAGCAATCCACAATGAACCAACTTCCTGAAACTGGCTTTCTGCGCTTGCCGCAGATTATCGGCGACCCCGCCAAGGGTTTGCCGCCCCTTATCCCGGTCAAGAAATCGACTTGGTGGCAGGGCGTCAAAACCGGGCGCTTCCCGCAGCCGGTCAAGCTTGGCCCGCGCGTTACCGCGTGGCGTGTCGAAGACATACGCGCCCTGATTGCATCGGCTTGAAGGGGGCTCGCTAGTGTCTGCCCACAATTCCGCACCAGACTTCGGCTTTACGTCGTCGCCCGCCGAAGAACTGGCAGCGATGCGCGGGATTCTGTCGCACCTTGCACCGAAGAAAGAAGATGACGTGCGGATGGTTGCCGCTGCGTTGAAGACGCACGGCCCGAAGTTCGAAGAACTCTTTTTTGAATGGGCTACGCCGTTCGGGCGCTACAAAGCAAAAGGCTTGTGGGCAAAGGTGAAGGCCGACCCCGACGCGATGACGGAAGTTATCGAACGGCAGGTTACAGCCCTTAGCAAGAAACAACGTTTCAGCCCGCTACCCGTCGAAGCCTTGGAAGCAATGCCGCCGCAGCAATGGCGAATCAAGGGCGTTTTTCCAATCGAAGGGCTGGCCGTTGTTTATGGCGCTTCAACCGCTGGCAAGTCGTTTCTTTCGCTCGAAATGGCCGCTTCCATCGGCGACGGGTTGCCGTTCTTCGAACACGCCACAAAGCCCGCTGCCGTGCTGTATGTCGGCCTTGAAGGCGAAGGCGGCTACCGGGGCCGGGTTGTCGCGTGGCAGCGCCACCACGGGCGCGCCATGCCCGATAGCGTGCGGTTCCTGCTGCAACCGTTCCGCCTTACCGACCCGCAGGACGTGGCCGACCTTGCCGCCGTCTGTCCGCCCGGCTGCGTCGTGTTTATCGACACGCTGAACAGGGCCGCGCCGGGCATGGACGAAAACAGCAGCCGCGATATGGGCGCAGTGATCGAAGGCGCGAAGACGCTTCAACGTTTGATCGGCGGGCTTGTCGTTCTTGTTGCCCACACGGGGAAGGATTCGGCGAAGGGGCTTCGCGGGCATTCAAGCCTGTTTGCCGCGCTAGATGCCGCCGTTCTGGTGAATCGTGACGACAGCGCCCGAAGCTGGAAAGTCGATAAGGCGAAGGACGGGCGCGACGGCGAAACGCATTACTTCCGCCTTAACGTCGTTGAAATCGGAATAGACGAAGACGGCGACGCGATTACGTCTTGCGTCGTTGTGCCGGAAGAAGCGCCCACAAGTCCGGGGGCCAAGCCGTTGAACGCTATTCAGAAACTTGCGATGGAATCGTTCCGCGAAGCCTGCCGAAGTAACGGAAGCGTCGATGCTGGCGGGAACTTCCTTGGTATCAACCGCGAAGCATGGCGGCCCGTGTTCTACCGCTTACACGTCGAAGCGCCAAGCGACGAAGCCCGCCGTAAAGCATTCGAGCGCGTGCGGAAAGAGTTGGTCGAACGCGGCGAACTTGTCGAAGAAAACAACGTGTATCGCCTTGGTGGTCTGGCCGGAAAGTTGGCCGAAGCCTGCATAGCAAAGGTGATTCAGCAGACCGGACAACCGGACGGACAGCGGACACAACGCGACACGTCCGGGGCTGCAACTACCCGGACAGACAGGACAGCAGCCCTTTAGGGCTGTCCTATGTCCGGTTGCAGTGTCCGGCTTGGAATGTGGGCAAACAGTTAAAGGTGATCGTATGAACTTCGAATTTGAACCAAGCGCCGAATTTGTTAGCGAAGTCGAAAAGGCTTTGGCCGCAGTAGCGCGCGAACGCGGCGACATTGTGACGCTGAAAAAGCAATTTGCGGCGAATCTGTATTTCGAACGCAAGAGCGTATTTGACCCGCAGATAGCGGCATACAACGCGGCGCGGAAAATTTACCCGTATGACGTAACGACAAAGGTTGCGACGTTCATTGCGGTTAAGTGGCCGAACGACCCAATCGTAGCGGCTGAAATTATCGCCCTTGATGAAGGGTACGCAAGCGGCGACACCATCGTTACCAAGTCGCAGTTTTTCGACTTCGTTTGCCGCTGCATTGAAGACATAAGCAAAGGCCGCATGGCGAAAGAAAGACGGCAAACCATCGTCGAACTGGCGACGCTTCTTTGCCAAGTTCAAGGCTGGAAATTTGAGGAACAGACCCATGAAAAATAG